TAATTCAGGATAATAACTTTTTACATAATTTTGTAATTCTATCCTGATGCTTTCATAGTCTCTCGACGTATAGGATATTGTTCTATTTGCCATATAATCTTAAATATTGATGATGACGAAATCGCTTTGTGCGAATGCCGAATTATCTACTGTATAATCTATTATAACTTTTGCGGTATATTCTGACGTGCCTTTGCCAGGTACTTTGTATATTTGGTCTCTACCTGACTCAATCATTTGTCTACCAGGTGCATATTCAACTTCTACACTTGGGTCGGCGGGTTCAATAGCAATTCTATTAATCAATAAATTTGGCATATATTTTTCAACAGAATCTCTGATATCAGCCTCTATCGCATTCTCAGTCAAACCATCGTAAGGTTCAAAAATAAACTCGTATAATCTTGTCCCGAAATCGGGCAGATAGTACCTTGAACCTCTTTTAGTTAAAATAAGATGTAATAAATCAGAACGAATTTGAGCTGCAGCAGTTTCTGTTAATAACAGGTAATCTCCTTTATTAGAATCTTCAAAAGGAAAATTTAAACCATATGTAATCCCATCTGCCATATTCTATAAATATAGAACTATCATTTTTTAATTGTAGTAGAACCTTTTAGATGTTGTGGGGTGTAAGGACAGTGTCTACAACCACTACCACAACAACGTCCCCTATGTCTATGGTATTCTTCGGTAAATACTAATTTACCGTTTTCAAAATAATAAAGGAGGGGTTCGACCCCTCCTTTATCAGTGTTAGACTTACTCATTCTTAAACTGTCGTAATCTCACAAGCTCCGCCAGCACAAGCCAACTCACTTGACAAATCAGTTTCATCAGAAACCTCCACAATTTTAGATAGGTCAACATTTTTCAAAGTCGCCAACGTTGCTTCGTACTCTTCTTTGGTACAATCTTCAAATGGTGCTTGTTTGTATGAATGACCTGCGTAAGGAAGAACTGAAAGACCGTTGTAGTAATCTTTGTTTTCCCACATCCAATTGCCAACAGCGGACCATTCGTGGTCTCTTACTGAAATGGTTGCAGATACGTTGTGTGTGTTACTTCCAGTTCTGTGTCCAAATTTAACCCACTCGTTGTGAACTTTTTTAACTCTCTCAAGAAGTTGAATTGGTGATTCAGTTCTCAAGATTGAACCTTCGGGTGCTTTCTGAGGTATAGAAATTACTGAAGTGTCGTGTGGACGGAAGTATTCATCTTCGATTAATTCAGGATGGTTCTGAGTCAAATGTTGATACATTGATTCATTCTTTCCGACACGAATTCTTCTGATGTAGTAATCATTATGCCAAGCGTGAATACCTGATGAAGTTCCCAAAGTCAATGAAGTTGTTCCTGCTGGTTTTACAGTTGTTGTTCTTGCAGCTTTGTTGATACCGATGATTGATGCAACTCTCTCATTTTCTTCTTTAACAACTTTCGCTGCAGATTTCATATTCATACCTAAGACAACACCTGAACCGATACCTGTCATTGAAACTCCGATAAGAGCGTCTTTTTCAGTTGTTCTTTGCCAAATGGGACGTAGGTAATGGAAATTACTGTAACCTGCTTGGAGAGTTCCAATAAAGGCTGCCGACTTGACACGTGATTCAAAATCTTCTTGTGATTCAAGATTTGAAACATTAACCTCTGTTAAGTTACAGAATTGGAAGGGTCGTAGCGCAATTTCACAACAAGGGTTTGTTCCCCAATCTTTATCATTTGACAAGTAGATTCCAGGTTCACCTGCTCCACTCGCTTCAATTCTTGCCCACAAATCCATAAAATACTCTTTTGTGATTTTATGACGGAGTAAGTTTGCTGAGTTATTAGCTCTTCCTCGTTGTGGATTCTTTTCCCACCAAGAACCACTCTTACAAGAAATCATTTCGTCATCAGATGCCGAGAACAAACAAATTAAAGCTGCTCTACGAATACCACCAGCTAATACTGCATCTGCAATGTGACAAACGATGTCGTGTACTTCAATAGGACGAAGCTTGTCACCATCTTTTTTACTGTCAAGAATACCTTCAACTTTAATCAAACACTCTTTTAGGGGTTGAGGACCTGGCGCCTTACCTCCTGATGTAACCAACCTTGCACCTTTTGGACGAATGTCACTGAAGTCGAATTCGATGTGAGAACCACCAAAAAAGTAAGATTTCATCAAAAGTTTTACCGCATCCGCCCAACCTTCGATTGAATCCGCAATTAGATATCTTCTACCTCTTTCTTTGTTTGGTTTGTGAATTTCAGGTAACAAGTCTGTGTGATGTTTTTGTACTGAGTAACCTACACCTGTTCCACCTAAAAGTAGGAACATAATTTCTGAGAATACTCTCCAATCATCCACAGGTGCGTATGCACAGTTGTAAATTCTGTTTGGAGAAATTTCAATTGGTTTACCCGCAAATTGCATACTTCTCATTGAAGGAAGAATTTGTTTTTTGTAAACGTACTTGTAGTTCTTTCTAATTTCGTCTTCAAGTTGTGGAAACTTTTTGATATGCATATCCATATTTCTTGTAACGAGTTCTTGCCAAGTTTCTCTACGATTTAATTCAGGTATATACTTAGCGTACTTCATATAAACCGTAATGTCTGATAAAATTTCTGTTGAAATGTCCATTTTTCTAATTTGATGTTATTTAATTTTATTTGAAAAAACCAATGATTTTTGATTATAAATATATGTTTGTTGCTGTGGCGACATTATTTTCACCACAAAAATAAGAGTTTTTTTTCTAAAAGTAAAAGATATTTATATTGTTAACTCTGCGTATTTTGTTGTTGTTCCCTCTGTCTACGTTTGTCCAACAATTCTTTAACTCTGTCTTTACGTTGTTCTTCTTTTTGTTCTTCGAATCCTAAGAACGTTGTTGAACTTTCCGTATCGATTTCAATCAATTCATTGTCGAATTTACAATTTTCAAAGATGATTCCATCTGACCCTATACGAGATTTTGTAATTGCTATAGTCGCAAGTTTCATTTCCTTTTGTTGAAGAGTTTTTGCCACTGATATGATTACGTGTCCTACCTGAGCCTTTTTGATTGACCCACCCATTTGGTCTGTAGTAACAACTTCTGACGATATTGATGAACGGTTACCTTGTGTTGCAGTCCAACCTACGATTGCTAGTTCGTGACACATCGCTTCGAAGTGTCTCATAATAGAACCCTCCGCCTTCCACTCATCATTTTTACTTGATTCGGGCATCACGCAATCAATGTAATCCAAAACAATCGCATCTATTTTTAAACCGTCAGCAATCATCTTTCTTACTTGATTTTTAATTTGGTTCATCGTCATCGTATCTGACGGTAACTTTTTCAAAACAAGTTTATTTGGCATTTGATTTTTAATTTCATCAACTTTTGCCATCACCTCATCTTTTTGAAGTGCCAACTTATCGGGTTCAATACCAGTCCATATTGTAAAATGTTTTCTCTGAATAATTTTCGGATTATCTTCAAAAAATATCTGTAAAACATTATACCCCATATTGAATGCAGTATTTGCAATTTTAGTCAGGATTGTTGTTTTACCAACCCCTGTTGGTGCTAAAATTACTCCAATCTCACCCTTAGCTAAACCACCTTTTAACAACCTATCAATACCGGGAATACCCATAGGTATTGGATGTCTAAAATCATCATTTAATACATCATCCAAACCGGAGAATATATCTTTAATTCCTGTATCCCTTTCACCGACTTGTAATGCCTGTCTTACTAATCCTTCAACTTTGTCATAAGATTCAAAGTCGCCTTGATTGATAATTTTTTGTGCCTTGTCCATTACTTTCTGAAGTTCTTGTTGTTTACAAAACTTCATAGCCTTTTCTTGGACAAAAGCAGTTCCCTCAAACGGTGCATCTTGTACTTTTTTGAACATATCTAAGACAATCTTCAAAACCATCTCGGTCGAGATTTCTGTCTTTGCAATCTGTTCTAAAGTTTCAAATGATGGAGTGGATTGGTACTTTGAATAATATTCCTTAACCATCTGAGTGATAAGTTGGAAATACTTGTTGTCAAAGTAGGTTGGCTCTATAACATCGATAATTGATTGAGCGAATTCTTTGTCTACGATAAGTTGGTTTAGTAATTGTATTTGGAAAGTGTTACCGAGATATTCAAAATTCTTATTCATAAAAAGAGCCGTAGATAATGATAAATATTACTTACTTAGGTCATAACCCAAGTAATCGTATGTTAAATTTTCACTCGAAAAAACTTCTGTTAGACTACGAAGGAACTCCTTCAATTGGGGCCGAACATCAACCGTGTAACGGATTTTTGGTGGAAATACTTTCCCATCAAAAATTCTCTGACACAATGTGTCTTCTCCAATCCTAACAAACAAATTGAAGTTTTCAGGAGCATCGGTATTAGATGTATTCAAGATTTCAGGGTCATTAATGATTGCATCCTGATTATCCATCATATAGGTTACGGTCTTCATTTTAAGGTGGTAATCTAAATGGTCTTGAATCTGTTTGAAATACTCCCGTAACTCATTCGAACGATGTGCTTTGGGATTGTAATTACGGACATTGAAAAATCTTTGGACAACAATGTTTTCATTGAGTGTCAACAAAAATTCCATTTTTACTACTTGTTCTTCTTTCATAAAATTAATTTAGTTGGTTTTTGTGTTTTCTTTTTTCTTTTCTTGTGAGTTTCATAAATGGTCTGATAAAATCAACAAATGAATCGTCGTTTTTAGGTAGGTATTTAAAGAACCCATCTTCGGTCATCATTTGAATGAAGTTTTTGGAAGCCCTACCCTCAGGGTCTAAACTTTCCGTGTAATAAAGTTCAACTAGTTGTTTGGCATCTTCTGTTAATAGTGGGTTTTTCAAATCAACAATTTTCTGATTTACTTCTAATAAATTATAGTTTTGATTTTTATTTTTTACTACAGAGTTTTTAATGTTGTTCAGAACTTTGTTGGTTGGGAATTCTTGTAAAAGTTTTTCTGTCTTTGTTAAAATATCATTAACAGAAACCGGCATTTCAAGTACCTCAGGAAAAAACTTTAGAAATGTTTTTTCACCCAAAGATTTTATTCCGTTGATGTTGTCTGATTTGTCACCCAAAAAAACTTTAGAAACAAAAAAATTTTGGTGAGGTATGTACTCTTTTTCTAATCGTACTTTATCACCTTTTTGGTAGAGATATTTTTGTATTGGTGAAAAAATAGAAACGTTGTCACTTAGAAGTTGCATATAATCTCTGTCTGAAGAAAATATAACTTTGTGTTCATCAAGTGAAATACCGCAATAATACGCTATCAAATCATCAGACTCACACGTTTCAACTTCTAATTGACGAACGAAACATTCCTCTAAATACTGTTTTACTCTACCTTTTTGAAAATAATATGATTCGAGTTTTGCCTCGTTCATATTGTTTCGACGGTTTAACTTGTAGTCAGGATATAATTCACGACGGACAACTGAGTTATTGACTCCGTCCCAAAAGACAATGACTTTGTCGTACTCGTTTTCTTCCAATTGTTTACGTAAGGTGTTGAGGAAGTGAAATAAACCCCCAATGTGTCTTCCCTCCACAAAGAATTCTCTGACCCCGTGGAATCCAATTTTGAATAGATTATCTCCATCTACAAGTAATGTTTTCACAAATAATAAATTATGAGTTGTCCTCTTTTTCCTCTGTAAGTGTAAAATCTCCGTCTGTTCCGATTATTTCTTTCCAATAATCTGAATTTGCTTTCTTGTAAGACTCAATCGATGCCTTTTCTTCTGACGCTTCTTTACCCGCCAAAAATCCGTGAGGTGTTACAATAATTTTTCCGTCTTCATAACCCAATCCATTGATGTGGTTTTTCATAACAGAAATTTTGGTCCGTGTTGCAAACTTTACAGTACGTTTGTCTTTTGTTGCAGTAATCTTAGTAGTACCAGCCCCTTTTTGGTTCCCGAAAAGAAACACCAAAGAGGAGTTCAACCAAATCGATTCTCCACCTTTAGCCTTAATCTTTGGTTGACCAAATGGATTGTCAGGCAATTCAACCCAAGGTTGGTTTACAATAACTAAAGTATTTTCGTACTTTGAGTCGGCCTTTCTTGAACCTGAGATACGTTGGTTGATACCCATACCAATTTTGTCTGCCAAAACAGATGCATTGTGTTGTTTACCACCTTTACCTTCATATGTCATTTTACAAGGTACAGAACCAACCGAGTCCCATAAAAACAAAAGACTGTAGTCCAACTCACCTTTTTCTTGTGCATCCAAGAGCTCGTTGATGTAGTCAGTAATTTGTTCAATGTAATTGAAATTGTTGTTGAAGATGTAAAATCCATCCCAATCAATTTCACCCGTTGACTCATCTACAACCTCCTCACATTGGAACCCCATAAGCTTTGCGTGTTCGAAGCTCCACTTTTGTTCGGTGATAATAAACACAGGGAGAATTTCTTTTTTCTGTGCATCAACCGCAGTTTTTACAAGGGCAGTAGTTTTACCTGTGTCTGAGTGACCTAAGAACATATTGATATGCCCAATAGCGGGACCAGGTAAACCAACAGCATCCAAGAAGTCTGTACCCAAATCGAAGAACCTTTGAGGTTTGTATTTAGCCGATGTAGAGAATTTTTTCTTTACTGAGCTGAAGTCGTTTTGTTTTTTAATTGCCATAGTTGTATTTGTAAAACTCTTTCAAGTTTTCTAATTTGTCTTTTGCTGTTGATAGTTTCTCAACAAACTTATCCATTTCCTCTAAATGTTGTGGGTGTTCACCAATTCCTACGGGGTTTTCCATATAAACCATAAGAGTTGCCTCAGCCTCCAACATTTCACTCTCGTATTTCTTCACAAGAGATTCGTACATAAGCTTTCTAATTTTCATTGTCTATGTATGTGTTGTTCAAAAAAAAACTTGGACACAATGTCTAAGTATGTGTCCAAGTTCATTTTAATTAAAATGGTAACTCCTCGTCTACTTCGCTATTAGCTTGAGGGTCAACATAATTCGAACTTGAAGAAGATGCTCCACCGAATGACTCTGTAGTTTCTACGTCATTACTGTAAACGTATCCACCTTTGTCACTATCCCAACGTGGAACTTCACCACGAGCAATAGCTTCCAAGTATTCAACAGGTTTTTTGGAGTATACGTCCAACCAAGTCATTTCGTCTTCAACCCACTCCTTTTTGATTTTGTCGTCTTCGTGTACGGGACTTGGGTCATCATACATAATTGTTGAAACAGTTGTGTATGCAGCACCCTTTGGGGTTTTTTGTTTTGTCAACTCAATGATTAAGTCACGACCTTTCTCAGGGTCTGTTACATCACCCTTGTTTCTCCAAATTGGAATAATCTTGTCAAGGATACCATCTTGTTTGTAGTTGTGTTTAAAACGCCAAAACTTTACACCGTCTTCTTCGTGGTCACGGTCGATTACTTTTACGATGTAAAATTTACGTGACTTGTATTGTTTTGCAAGTTCTTTGTCAGATTCTTTACCTGTAGCCATCAATTCTTCATAAACCTCATTCAATGGTGAACGTTCGTTATCGTTCTTTCCCGGGTCATAAAATTTTTGCCATTTTCCACCTACTTGTACCTCGTGGTACCAAGCTTCTTTGAAAGGTGAACTACCATCAGGTGTTGGTAGGATGCGGACTCTACGTTGTCCTGAGTTTGATTTCTCGTCCAAAAGAAGAGTGAAGTACTTCTTCATTCTTTCTTCTTGAGACATTCCTTTTTGTCCGTAATCTGGTGATTTGGACTGTTCATACTGTGCTAATACTGCGTCTAAAGATGTCATAAAAAATTGTTTGTTAGATGTTAATGTTTAAAAATATAGAAATTAATTTCATAGTTTCAAAATAAAAAAGGGTTGTATCTCTACAACCCAAAATATAAGTCAATTATTCAAAATGTCAAAAGTTAAAATCGTTGTCATCGTCACCATCAGGTGTAAATGTTTTCTTGATTTCAGATGGATTTACATTCTCAACTTCGTCTGAAGTTAAAACATATTCGTGTTTTCCTTGTTTTTCAAATTTGTCTTTGTTGTCGTCAAAGAAGTCTGTTAATTTTTGAGTATATGGACCAGAATCCAAACTTCTTAGGTGAAGTTTTTCTTGTGGAGTTTTTTCTCTGTATTTCTCAATCTTAGTTTCGATTGAATTTAATTTTTGAACTAAACTATCCATATCAGCTAATTTAGTTTCTAAATTTTTGAGGTATCCGAATAACTGGTCAAAATACTGGTCTTGTTTGGTTTCAATTTTTTCGGAAGATTTTACCAAATCTGTTACGTCAAGTTCTTCAGTACCATCACCCTCATCTTTTTTTCCCTCGTCATCAATTTTTGTCACTTCATCATCTGCACTAACATCTATCTTTTCTGCAGGTGCGTTACCGGATGCTGGTGGTAAAGTCGCTGCGGGTG